GTCAACAAGTACTGGTGAAACTATTAAAGGTGCAGTCTCTGATGCAGAATATGAAATTAGCAGTAAAACCACCACGACTCTCATCATTCCTCATACACCACAAGACGATAAACCCGCAGGTGATAATGAAGACCTTGAACTATTCCGTGACCAAGATGATATATTTGATTTCACAGATACAGACCCATTCTCGGAAGGTGATTATTAATGTTTACACAATTCTACAATGAATCTATTAGAAAAGTTGTTATTGGTTTTGGGTCATTATTTAATGATATTCGTCTTGTTAGAAAAAATACAGATGGTTCAATAAAAGAAACAATAAGAGTTCCATTATCGTATGGCCCAAAAGAAAAATTTATCCGAAGAATTCAAGATGAAAGTTCGATATCAGATGATACTAAAGTTCAGATGACTCTTCCAAGATTAGGATTTAACATTACTGGTATAGGATATGACCCTGCAAGAAAAACAAACAAATTAAGAAAAAGAAAATTTCAAAAAACTGATGGTGGTTTTCAATGGGCATATAATGAAGTTCCATACAATGTTACTTTTGGACTTTATGCCTTTAGCAGAAATATGGATGATAATCTTCAAATAATAGAAAATATCCTTCCATATTTTTCTCCAGAATTTATTGTAACTATAAAAGAAAGTGATATAAATTCTAAAGTTGATATTCCTATTATTCTTTCAGGTGTAGATACTGCTGAAGAATATGAAGGTGATTTTGAAACTAGAAGAAATCTAATAACTACTTTTAGTTTTACTGCCAAGACTTATGTATATTCTCCAACAAATACTACGAGTATTATTTTGGATGCATATGCAGATATATTCGGTGTTACTGGAGATTGGCCACTAATATCAGATGCACACGATATACGAGTAGGTGCAACTGGTTCTACTGCTGACAACATAAAGGGTGATTTGTATTATGAGTGAAAAGAAGACGGTTAATAATAAACTGTCAGATGCATTAGATGTAAATTTTGAAACTAAAGAAAAAGAAGATACTAGTTTAACTGCTCCTGACAACAAACAAAAGAGATTAGCACCCTCTCCTGAAACTGCTGTTCAGGATTATAATCTCGTAAGAAATAATTTAAAAGATTTAATAAGTACTGGTGAAGATGCAATTGAGGGAATTCTTAAAGTTGCTATGGAAGGAGATTCTCCTCGTGCATTTGAAGTCGCGGCACAAATGATAAAAACTGTTGCTGAAACAAATAAAGATTTAATAGAACTTCATAAGAAAATGAAGGATATTAATAAAGAAGAAGTGAATATCAAGAATACAACTAACAATTCCATATATGTTGGTTCTACTAGGGAACTTCAAGATTTAATAAATCAAGCAAGAAGCACTCGTAAAGAGTTGACCAATGATATTATTGATGTAGAGGTAGAGGAAAATGAGCAATAAGCAAGAAGGATATTTAGGAAATCCTAATTTAAAAGAAGCAGGAATAGAAATTGAATTTACAAAAGAGCAAGTAAAAGAATATATTAAATGCTCTAAAGACCCTGCTTATTTTATTGGAAAATATATTCGTATTGTTTCTTTGGACGAAGGTCTTGTGCCGTTTAATATGTACGATTTTCAAGAAGAACTGGTAAATCTAATTCATGATAATAGATTTGTCATTGCTAAGTTACCACGACAGACTGGTAAAAGTACAACTATTATTGCATATCTTCTTCATTATGTTATGTTCAATCAAAGCATGAGTGTTGCTGTTCTTGCAAATAAACAATCGGTTGCACGAGATATTCTTAGTAGATTAAAACTTGCATATGAATATTTGCCGTTGTGGTTACAACAAGGAATCTTGGAATGGAATAAAGGAAGTATTCATTTAGAGAATGGTTCTAAAATTATTGCATCATCTACCTCTTCAAGTGCAATTCGTGGTGGTTCATATAATACTATTTTTCTAGATGAATTTGCACACATTCCAAATAATATTGCCGAGGAATTCTTTAGTTCAGTTTATCCTACGATTTCATCTGGTAAAAATACAAAAGTTATTATGGTATCGACTCCAAATGGGTTGAACATGTTTTATTATTATTGGCAGGGTGCGAACAAAAGATTGGGTACGTCTGGAAAGAATGAATATGTTCCGTTTGAAGTTCATTGGAGTCAAGTTCCAGGTAGGGATGAAAAATGGAAAGAAGAAACAATAAGGAATACTTCAAAACAACAATTTGAGCAAGAAATGGAATGTTCGTTTTTAGGAAGTCAAAATACATTAATTTCTTCAGATAAATTGAGAATATTGAGTTGGAAAGAACCAATTATAAAAAATCCAGACGGGTTATACACATATGAAAAACCAAAAGAAGACCACACATATTTTATAACTGTTGATACTTCTAGAGGGCAAGGAAAAGACTATAGTGCATTTGTGGTCGTTGACACTACAGAAATGCCATATAAGTTAGTTGCAAAGTACAGAAATAATGTAATATCTCCTATGGTGTTTCCTACTGCAATTGCAGCCGTTGCAGAACAATATAATAAAGCATATGTTCTTATAGAAATAAATGATATCGGTGGTCAAGTTGCAGATGTTCTTCATCAAGATTTAGAATATGAAAATGTTATGATGGCCCAATATAAAGGTAGAGCGGGACAAACTGTTGGAGCAGGATTCGGTGGTAAATCTCATCTTGGTGTAAGAACAACTACTCCCGTTAAAAAGTTGGGATGTTCTGTTTTAAAAAGTTTAATAGAAGAAGATAAAATGTTGGTAGAAGATATGGATATTGTGAATGAACTTACAACATTTGTTGCCAAAAGAAATTCCTTTGAGGCTGATGATGGTCATACGGATGACCTTGTAATGAGTTTAGTTTTATTTTCTTGGTTGACCAGACAAACATATTTTAAAGATTTAACAAACACTGATGTTAGAATTGGAATTTATGAAGAAGAAATTGAAGGGTTAGAAGAAAATATTGCTCCGTTTGGATTTATCCCCGCGGAAGAAGAAGCAAGCGAATGGGATGGTAACGACAGATGGTTTGACATAGAAGTGCCCTATTAATTGAAATGTTCAGTTTATATACATAAATCAGTATATTAATTAAACATACATAAGATACAAACGGAGTATAAAAAATGGCTAGACCTAATGTTAGTGTATATATTGATGACCAAAGTTTCGTTATACCTAATTCACTTTTTGGAACAACAAGAGGTGGCATGGTTAGCAATCAGGGATTGGTGGACTATCTTGGAACAACCGCGGAAAGAAAAAGTGGTGTGATGGAAGTTTCGAGTGTGGGTAATTGGGTTAATAGATTAACCGTTACAGACCCAATAGGGGGGTCAGATAATCCAGATGGAGTAAATCATGTAGGTAACAGTGGTGTACATGCTACCGCTGGAACGACTGGTGCCGCTAGATGGCCCCTAGGACCAACTGGTTCATGGAGAGGGGAATGGTGGTGTGTTCATAACTTCCTTCAATACGGTGGTGTAGCAGTAATTGGTGGTACAGGTAGTGAACAACACACAACAAGCGGTAAAGAAACATTAAAAGACACATCAATTCCGTTAGATGTTGTTTTTGCGGGTGCAGTTATTGATGGGGCCGTAGCATCAAATGATTACTTTAATGCAAATACAACAAATATCAATGAAGTTGATGAAGTTGTACTTGCAAGACTCGATTGTGTTGGAGTAGTCCCACACAGTGCAGCAGGTCATACTGCCGCACCAGCAAATCCAGTAGGTGCAATTCCTTGTAATCCTTCAGAACATCTTGTTTGTGTTTGGGGTGATAAAAAGCACCTTGGAATTCAACGAACAAGTGAAATTCTCAACCAAAGTTCATTATTGACCACTCATCTTGCACCAGATGTTGCAGGGTGTATGGTAAGAACAGATGCAAATGCAGACCCTTGGATTAGTCCAGCAGGATTTAAGCGAGGAGACATTATGGATGTCATTAGACTTGCACACAACCCAACAGAACAAGAACAAGATAGACTATATGATGCAAAAATAAATCCAGTAGTAACCTTCCCCGCAGAGGGGACAGTTCTATGGGGTGATAAAACTTGTGCTGTAGAAACAAGCACACTAAGTAGAATCAATGTTTCTAGATTGTTCGTATATCTCAAAAAGGTCATTGGTTCAGCCGCAAGAAACTATTTGTTTGAAATGAATGACTCCCAATCAAGAAACAGTTTCGTAAATGCTGTAGAACCATTATTGACCAGAATTAAAAATAGACGAGGAATCTACGATTTCAAGGTAATTTGTGATGAAACAAATAACCCCGGTGCAGTCGTAGACGCTAATCAATTTGTAGCAGATGTACTTATAAAACCTGCTAAGAGCATTAATTTTGTAAGAATCACATTTACTAACAAAAACACAGCGGATGTAATTTAATTAAAGGAATAGAGTAAAATGCCAAGAGCCCAAGTAAAAGTTCTAATACAAGATGATAGTTTTGTCATGCCCGGTACAGAGTCGGGTGGGACATCCGTTTGCGGTATGGTTTCTAGTCGAACAAATAACCTAGTAAAAGCACTAGGAAATACTCTCGAGCGGTCTTTGGGATATATGACCATTGATAGTTCTCGTGATTGGATGAATAGATTAACTTCAAACGAACCAACAGGATATGATTCCACATGGGCTGGTTCTGGTGAAGGTTCTGCGACTGGTGATGGTCTCCTTAGTCAACCATTTTTTCATCTTTTAGATGGTACAACTGGTGGACATTACAACACTGCATGGGGTTCTGCTTGCATTGCAGAAGGTACTTGTGCAACTGGTGGTAATAAATATGCGGGTGGTAACACATACGGTCGATGGCCAATCGGTCCTACAGGAGAGTGGTCAGGTGATTGGTGGTCTGTAAACAACTACCTAGCATACGGTGGTGTCGCAGTAATTGCTACATCAGAATCAACACTACAAAAATCTGAAATTGCACTCGACTTTGTTATTCCCGGTGCCGCAACTGCGGAGAAAAATGTTGGTGTTAGTGGATTGGGTAAAAGTAATTGGCCCACTAAGGACGAAATTGCAGAAGCAGTCAATGTTGCAACAAACAGACAAGACTGTATTGCAGTAATTCCTAACGGTGGAACAGCCGCAATATCTTCTTCACCATCAAGACCATCAGGTTCACAAGCATCGAAATATGTGGTTGAAGTGTATGGTGCAAAGATACATGGTGGTATAGACAATAATACAAATGCAAACGATGCCGCAAGTGGTAGAGTTTCTACTCATTGCGCGCCAGATGTTGCAGGAATTATGGCAAGAACTGATAGAATTTCTGACCCTTGGATTAGTCCAGCAGGATTTAGACGAGGTGGTGTCATGGGTGTAGACAAGATGGAATATGTTCCAAGCACTGTAGAACAAGATAGATTGTACGATGGTCGTGTAAACTTTATTACAACATTCCCGAATGAAGGAACGGTTCTTTGGGGTGATAAGACAACAGAATCAGGTACAAGCACTTTCAGCAGAATCAATGTTTCTAGATTGTTTATACATCTCAAGAAAATAGTTGGTCCTGCCGCTAGAAGTTTATTGTTTGAAATGAATGATTCTCAAACAAGAAACAGTTTCATAAATGCTATAGAACCATTCCTGACACGAATTAAATATAGAAACGGAATTTATGACTTCAAAGTAATTTGTGATGAAACAAATAACCCTGGTTCAGTCGTAGATGCTAATCAATTTGTAGCGGATGTTTTTGTGAAACCTGCTAAGAGTATTAATTATGTTCAAATAACATTTACTAATAAAAATACAGCAGATGAGTTTTAAGTAGTATACATAAAGTAGAGAAACTTTAAAGGAGAAGCCAAAATGGCAATAACATCTAGTATAGCAAATTTTAGAAGTAACTTTCAAGGTGGTACACGACCAAATAGATTCCTTGTTACAGGTGGTATTGGTTCAACTGCAATTGGTGATTCTGGGTTTTTAATCAAAGCAACATCATTACCAGCATCAACCAACGGAGTTATTCCTGTACCCTATCGTGGTAGAGTTCTTAAAATTCCTGGAGATAGAATGTTTGCTGAATGGGCAATTACCATAATTGACGATGCTGACGAGTCTACAGACTTGAGAGGTCTATTTACAACATGGTCAAACGATGTTAATGCTCATGTTGCAAATACAACTTCAGACCCTAACATGACAGAAACAATGACTGAGTGGAATGTATCCATGTTAAGTCAGAAAGACGATTCACCAATCAGAACAATAAACCTCCACAATTGTTGGCCTATTGAAGTCGCTGCTGTGGATTTATCATACGATACAGCGGATAGCATCACTGAATTTTCAGTAAATCTAGCATATGATTTCTGGACAGAGTTGGATGTAACTGACCCCGTATAAAAATAAATTGGAGGGTTAATATTCTATGGCCGCAGTAGTAGACTCAAATATAGCGAATTTTAGAAGTAACTTTCAAGGTGGTACACGACCAAATAGATTTCTTGTTGAGGGCATTATAGGGGATACGGGTTTTGGAATTGCTCCATTTAATTTTTTAGTCAAAGCAACATCATTACCAGCATCAACTATTGGAGTTATTCCTGTACCCTATCGTGGTAGAGTTCTTAAAATTCCTGGAGATAGAATGTTTGCTGAATGGGCAA